GTGAGATAACCAGTTTTTCCAGCTGGTATTGTATAAAGTGCAAGTTGAGTTTGACCCAAACCAGTAGTTGTTCCTGTACCAATAGTGCCAATATCAGCAAGAACTGTACCACCTCCAGACGCTGCGGTGGATATAAGAATATTACCATCATTTGCCCTTAACACCCCAGCAGTCGCAACAAATGCTCTATAAACTCTTAGGAATGAAGAAGTAGAAGCAGCACCATTTACAGTAATCGTTTCTTCAATTAGATTGAAATCATTATCTAAACCTTGAACAGTAATCGTGTGAGCACCATCGTTGCCAGGGCCATCGTCACTGCTTGCGCTATATGCATAAATTGTACTATCAGAACCAACATCAAGATAACTATAAAGTCCTCCGTGCATCCAAATAGTTTCTGGTATGTTTCCTACATTTGGATTTCTACCAAACTTATGTATTGCACTATACCCATCAACGAGTCCACCTGCAATAGGGATATTGGAAGCAGAACCAAACGAGTTGATAATGTTTCCATCCTTATCAGCCAACAACATGATTTCATGTAAGTCACTGTTTGATGCGTTGTGATGTGCGTTTCTGTTTACCGAGTACTGTGCCATGTTACGTTACCTTTAAGTGAACTGCTGATAGGGGAGATTGGGATTTTGCGAAATTCATTAGGTTGCCTTCGTATTCGGTTTGTAATCACACATGATATGTGATGGGTAGAGACCACCCTGTTTGTTACGAATATTAAATTTGAATATGTAGAGCGGGGTGACAACTTCTATGTCAATTCTTTTTGCTTCACCTTTCTTGGGATAGAGAATCTTGATCGACTTGATTGTAGAAGCCTTTCTCATACGTGCTCTAGTCATCTCATAGAACTCTACCTTCTTACCTTTACGGTGTACCATCCAGTATCCCATACCGATACCCGTAATCAGAAGTCTTTGTAGTGCACGTTTGTTTGCTTTTGTTGGAATGACAACATCTTTTTTACCACGAGTAGCCGCCTTTTTAGGATCGTACTTGGTAAACGTTTCGATGAATCTATCATGATCGATGCCGAACATGTTTAATAGTTTCTTAGCATCAGTGTGTGTGATCTTGCCACTCTCAAACTGATCGTCGGTAAAGATGGTGCGGACACCCGCATTGAAAAATGTTACTGTACCACCAAATTTGGCAGACAGATAGTATGTACCTTTGTCGGTAGTAACTGTTACGTCTGTTACTTTGTGACCAATGTTCAGTTCACGTGAACCGATAACTGCACTGACATCTCCGAACACTAATGGTCTTTTGGTATTCGCTGTACCGTCTAGTTTGACTTCGATAAAAGATGCATCCTTCAGAAACGCATCGTGCATTTTCTTTATCATATTAGGGAACTTGAAATCCCCATCTAGACCGGCTTCTTTATACTTAATTAGGTCAGTCACAATCTGACCTTCGAATGCAAACCCTTGTGAGTTTACACCAGTGCCTCCACGAGAACCATTTCCCGCACTAAGTTTGAAACCATATTCAGAACCAAGGGCCGGTAGATTTAGATCAACTGCAACGGATCGTGCAATCTTAAGACCTTTCTCTTTAGGATTTTTGGACAATGCAATGGGATCAGCCATACCAGTCTGTTGAGTGATATATGCGTAGAGTGTCTTGAGGTTTTCCCTCTTCTCATCTGATAGATGATCTAAGTCATCTACCTCTGATTGAGATTTTGGAATTATGTCATATGCTTCTGACACATACGATCCGAACTTCAACATAGTGTTATTCCCATAAGTCTTGGTGATTATACCATACTATTTATAAGAATTGAACGCTTGTATTTTCCTCATTCCATTGTGCAATTGTCTCTTTTAATGGTCTCACCCAATTGTCACGATGTTCGATAAAGACCTGAGGCTCGTGGTTGTCTACCGCAATGATAGTTACCAACTGAGTGATAGGCATACCTGTACGTTCTTCCCACATAATTGAGTATGCAGATTCTTGCATGAAGTACTGTTTGATCATAGAAGGAAACTTCTTCTTACGAGAAGTTTTGAAATCTATGATGCTGAGGGCACCATCAAACTCAGCAACACAATCCACCCGACCAGCCACACCAAGGTGATTGGAATATAGTGGAGCCTCTTGTGCAAATACTGTCCCAATACGATTATCGAGAATATCACGAACATCATTAAAAGACTGAATAATATCAGGGGTATATCCATCAGAGTAATCCTCTTTGTTATCAATATACTTTTCAATAATCTCATGAACCTTCGTACCACGAGTTGAAGCAACACGAGAAATTCTATTCGCTTCTTCCTCACCTACACGTTTACGCCAGGCGGCAATACCGTCCCGACTTAGAATTGACAGACATGTAGTGATTGAAGGAAGATCAATGCCTTCTGGGGTATGGTACTTACGACCTTCCTCAGTAGTCACTGCTTGCATTTCAGTTAGTTCCACCTGTTGGTGGTCAAATATTTTTCTCATAAAAATTCCCGTATGAATGCGGTTCCCAATAACAAAGTCATTGACGCATTTAAAATAATCAATGCACGATCATTCCACATGATCGATACCCATAACCATAGTATTGTACCAATAGTACCTATGGACAAATCAAACGCACGCCACTCTGGGCCTGCATTACGAAAAACAACAGACGTTAAGATTGCCACAGTAGCCGCCCACTTCAAATACCAGTCAAAGTTATCTGGATACCAATTCCTATCGGGTGTTTGTTTTGTTAGTTTCATAAATCCAATTCTAATTGATGACTGTTATTAATCATCTCATTCAGTTTGCGGTTAGCGTACTCAGCCGCATCTTCCAAGGCTTGAACAAAACGTTGTGCATCTACCGCTGTCCGTGGTGTAATTATACCACCAAGTAGGGTATGTGCGTCAAGTTCTTTATCAATTAAAGTTTCATATGACTCTTCGATTTCGACAACAGCATCAGCTGTTCCAAAGAACACCGTAGTCTGAATTCCATTAGCAGTCAACCATGAACCAGCGTCTATTGTTATATTACCTACCATTTCTTAAATTCTCCATTCTTGCTTTGGAGGCTTTCCACTGTTCAAACCCCATAGGTTTACGAGCTTCTCCGAAAGCGAGTTTACGTTTTTTGAATTCCGCCTTCAACACCTTCTTACAATCGGAACCTAAAAATGTACCAACCATTTGAAGTAGAGTTTTACGGAACGACCTTCCGTGGTGCATATACCCAAGACAATGAGTTAACTCATGAATCAAAGTGTATGCATCGAATCCACAGTAACTATCTAGGGTGACGGTATATCCGTTAGTGTGACCAGCAGTACCACGTCCGGATGAACGTGCCTTCTGAATCACCTTCGGAGTCGAAGCAAAGATGCGAGTCACATCCCCGTCGATAGACTGAGACCAGAGTTTCTGCCAAGTCTTAGACTTGTAAATCTTCTTGGCGAACTTCTCCGCCTCTTTGATATCCTTGAATTGAGGAATCGGTTTGAAGGCAGTACCCGACTGCCTTTGCATGGCCCATTCCGCTTCGTAACACTTTGAACGTTCAGAGTCCTTAGTCCCGAAAGAACCTTTGTTCTGAGAAGCCTTCTGTTTCTTCAGGTAAGCTTTGTAACCGGACACAAACTCACCATTGAACTTTTCGACTTGAGCACTAGGCATTCTTCAGAATCTCCTCAATGTATTCGTATCTGACCCTCTCTCTATCGATAGAGTCTCCACCACCCCAAGTGTAGTTGCCGAATCCTTGTTTGTGGATACCGTCCTTGTGGACTTCGACCTTCTTGAGGTATTCAAAGATTGCCTTCTCGACAATGGCGACAGTCAGACCTTCGGTAGGATAGATGCCGTCATAGGCGTAGAAAGACAAAATGTAATTCCTGAACTCGACAAATTTAGGATTGTTTCTCAATGCAATGCAATTAGTAATCATAACCAACTCCTATTTCAAGTACAGTGGGCCAGTCCACTGAACAACATAATCTTCGAACAAGTTCCCTCTAGGGGCGTTAAGAGCGGGAGCATTCCAGCTTGCAGCCTTAAGAATGTCACCTTTCTTGAACTTAGGATTCGCAAGGTTGATAAAACCCCATGCGCTACCACCACTCAAGATTTTGATGTACTTCTTACCGATCTTGTAGTCAAGACCCTCAGCGTACCTCTCTTCCATTTCGGGTCTAAAACCCATCCTTTTGTAATCGGCGATGCACGCTTCAAACAACTTTTTGATTTCATTTTCCATAATTTACCTCTCTCATCAATTTACTGTACCAGTATAACCTATTCTTGTTATAATGGCAAGCGTTTTTTCAAACTTTTTTTAACAAAAACAATACTGAGGAACCTTAAATTCTTCCTCAAACATACCAACTTCATCGAAACCGTACAGGACATAACCGTCCATAGGGTCACCACCTTTCTCGTAAACCACTAAGTCCGCACCAGCTCGGGGGCGTTCAGGGATCACACCATTTATGTCAAAGTCAACGTGTTTCATATCAATTCCTTTTCTCATTTTTCAGACTATATTTTAACACATCCACAGCTCGTTGCAAGCGTTTTTTGAAAAAAAGATGAGGTTTTTTAGAATATTTTGTTATAAGGATATAACTGGAGCGTCTAATTAGATGCCTAAGTGTTAGTTGGGCATCTAATTAGCAACCTTAGAGGTGAACTACTGAGTCATATTTTCTCTAATTTTTGTAGCGGAAATTGACTCTATTTCATCTCCTAAGAACTCCTGTTCAATCGTATACCCCACATCTCGACCATAGGTAATATGGGTGATGTTAGGTACTGCGATAACTGTGAAGTGAAGGTCTACCTCGTAACCATCCTCAGCGAGTGCTGAGATGATCTGAGTCTTTCTCTCTTCGACAGTGAACGGGTTCTTTGCATCGACTTCCGTGTCTCTCAGAAGAATTGCTACCTGACCAGTTTTGGCAAGTGCTCTTTCAAAAAGAGCGGTATGTCCTTGGTGCCAGGGTTGAAATCTTCCAAGCATTTGCGTAGTTGGCTTAAATCTATCCATTCAGTTATCCTTATATTATAATCGCTAGGTTCTTGAAATGCCTTATTGGTATCCTCAAACCTACCTTCCTTTATTGTGTCCATCCAGATCATGAAATCACAAGGGAAGTTCCTTTGGAAAACATCTTTAGGACAAACGAAATCACAAATACCAAATCCCACTTCTGCCAAGTATCCGGCCATACGATGAAATTGTCGTTCTCTCCCTTCAGGGGTGAAGTCCCAATCATCATTGGCTTGTCGGATACTGTCAGCATTGAAATGCGGTATCATGAAATGGTAGGACAACTCCCTTGCGAGAGTTGTCTTTCCAGAGCCGGGCAAACCCATTATCAATATTTTCATATTGCTCCTTACGCTGCAGTCGCAAACTCTACTGCCTTGTTGACAGCTTTTTCTTTACGACTTTGGTTAGAACCGAACCAAGCGGAAGCTAAACGGGTATCCGCAGAACGTCCCATCTTGTGATCGGTCAAGTAGGTAACACTGTTAAGTGCTTGCCACCATGTACCTTCACCGAACTGAGCGCCGGGTTGTGTCTCAAGGAATGAGTACGCAGCCTGACCGTTAGTGGTGAGGTCTTTGAAGTCCTGAACGGTTACTTCTTTCTTACCTTGGTAGGTACGTGGGAAGACTTCGTTGTAGTAGTTGATCAAAGATTCAACTGTGAACTTCTTAGTTGAGAGGAATTCAGCCATCTCTTTGTACTTCGCAAACTTCTCGTGTGCGATGCCAAGGGCTTCTTTTACCTTCTCAGGGTTGAACTCTGAACGGTGGTTCAACTTGCAAGAGTTTGCAACTTGTTGTCCCAACGATAGTGTCAGAGTATTGTTACACACAACACGAATCGGAGTGAATCGAACATCGATTGACTTACCATACATGTGTGGGTTTGAGAACAAGAGGTATGAATCAACTTGGTCACCACCAAGGATGTCAAAGGACTCCTTGATCTTCGCAAGTGCCCAGACCATCTGTCCACCTTTTAAGGAACCAGCGGTGTGCATTTCCATGTCACCAGCAGCACAGTACTCTGCAAAGAAGTCGAATGCTTCCTCGTTTTGTACAGGGTTCCAGTTTGCACCAACTTGAGTCAGAACCTTGTTATCCGAGGATCGGACAAGGGCTTCTACACCTGTTGGAATTTCTTGATCACCTACTCGTGCGTAGGTAGGGATTTTCTCGACAGACCAGTCGAGTCCCGCTTTCTCCATCATTTGACGGGGTGCGAGATCATTTGAGACAGCAACACCCAGACCATGCCAAGGGACAGCTCCGGCGTATGCCATTGTTTCTACTTCATGTGCCATAATATATTTCTCCGTAGTTAAGGCGTTTGGGGAACCTCTCCCCAGACAACATACGTATTATCTCATAATAGAAACAAGTTTGTCAAGCGTTTTCTTCAATTAATTTAAAGTTTTTTTCTACGGACTAGTTCGTTCTTGATCTTCTGTCGTAGTTTAGGGGTGGTGTTGGATTTATCCAACGCTTCAACCAACTCCGGAGTAGGAGTAGATTTCATGTACTTGTGCACTACGGTGACCTTTCCGGTCTCCCTATTGCGTAATGACTGTGATTTTCCGAATTTTACTGGCATCTTATTATACGAATTTTGCTAGGGTCTCAACAACCTTCACTAGTTTTTGTTTCATCTGAGTGATCTCTGCTTCTTCCCAGATCAGTTCTGTGGTGCGAATATCACCAAGTAGTTCGATGTACTCTTCTTCTGTCAGTTCACCTTCACGTCTAGCATGGACTATATCGATGATGACTTCTCCCAGTCTACTGGCTTCCCAGTCTTCATCTTCGTTGTCAATAACTTCTTGAAGAATCCTTTCTTCTTCGGTATAACTAGTCATCAATCATATCTCCTCATAACCGTTAACGCAATTGCTTCTGCTTGTTGTTGCAACACACCTTGTTTCAAGGCACAGTATCTTTGCGATACAGTTTCCTTCTCATACATGGGGTCTAGGGTTAGAGACATCTTATCCAATAGGTATTCAATGTCACTAGTACCTTTAGTTTCTACATAAGTACTTAACCAACCATGCTTCTTATAGATGTCATCTATCATGTGTTTGATCAACACGGGATCAAGATCACAATCTAGATACATGATTGCCCATCTCAAATCAGTTACACCAGCTGCCTCATTGTCATCCCACTTGGATGGCAACAAACTACAACCAGTAATCAGCATCCCCAACAGGGTAGCTGTAATTATACCATTAAATCTTTTCACTGTCAACCTCAATCTGATAAAGGATTATCTAAAGCTTTCTGCAATTTATCATCTAGTTTTTCTTCTAGTTCTTCGATCTCTTTTCGCAGTTTAGCATATGCTTGATCGTAATCATCGGATAACTTATCTCGACGATTCTCAAATCTTTCTTCTGCATTATCTATAGTATCCCTAACTTCTACTTCTACGGAACGAAGTTTATCTTCCATACGATCTACACTCTTTTCAATAGCAAGTAAATCGTCACGAAGACCCGATTTAATATCACGGGTGTAATCAATTGCATCGTCAAGTTTGGATATGGTTAGTTCATTTTCTGCTCGGATAGCGTCCACGTCGATGTTTTGGACAATCTCTCTCATGTCCATGTAGTCCTTATAGAACTCAAAACCAGCCCACGATGCTCCACCCAGTGTAGACAGTGCGGTAAGTAAGATTGCCATCTTACCCCCAGTAAACTTCATTCCCGCAAATTCTACCTCTGCCATTCTTACTCCTCAAATTTTAGTTTACGTAGGTTGACAATCTCTTGTTGCAACCTCATAACTTCTAATCTCTTTTTTTCCAATTCTAATTTGTATAGTGCGTTACAGTTCAACCTTTCTTTAGGTGCACCGATTGGCACTGTGATCCTTGCGTATACACCAACGTTACGCATAAAGTCATCATTGTAAGGTAATACCGTTCTATTCGGGTCAACAAAACTGCCGTTCCCTATCCTGTATTGATCCCACGGATCATTTTGATCCATGATACCGACAACACCAAACTCTAAGTTCGTGGATGAACCGATAGCTGCTGAACACTCAACGTCACCCGCTCTCACCCTGTCAGATTGAAAACTTTGTGGTGACTGTGGTATTGCCAAATTCAAAGAACCGGACTGTGCGTTAGCTGATCCTGCCCAGAAACTTATTACCAAACCAAATAATAATATCAATCTCATTTTATTTTCGAACATATCCTTGAAGCGATCAAAGCTTTCGTGCCAGAATCCTTCACTAATTTAGACCTTGAACAGATGTATGTTACTCTTTCACTGTCCGACTTTCGGATGTAGATGTTGACATCCATCCTACTCAAATACTTTACTCTCACAACTCTTTGTGCAATTGCAAAGGGGACTGGATTCCATTCACTGTCCCATACGTTTATCTGGTAGTACTCAACATCTTGTCTACCATTCCACAGTTCCATCTCTGCGACCAGAACGCTTTCAACATACGATTGATTTAGTTCTGGGTAGGTGGGTGTCCACTCGTGGGCCCTCAGACCCACTGAGCAGAACACCAAACTTAGAATCATAACAAAGCGCATACTATTATATAGCTATACACTCAGCTGTTACCACTGCACGATATTGTCCAGCAGGAAAAGCTTTGTCATAACCATAATTAGCAGTTGATGCGACTTTAAACCATGTGCTTCCAGCAATAGTCAAGTCGATCTCTGTCACGTTATTGTACTCAATTTTGTCGTTGTCATAGGCAGACATACCAGCATCAGATACTTCTGATACAGTTACCTCTCCCGTCCAATTGACCACATCATTGAGATTAGGACTCTCTGTGAATGCATCCGGTCTTGAGATGACAGCCTTGTAGTAATCCGCTTGGATCACATCATATCTAACGATAGGCGGTACACCACCATTCGACAGATTAGTTGTCAACGTATTTGGCGTTGGGTTACCATAGACACCTTGAGTGTCTGTTGTTACTACACACTTAGAATCTACAGAGCCCATAATTGGGACTTCGGCAGCTACTGCGTTAGACAACGTAAAAATGCCTAGTAAGGCAAATATATTTTTAAACATTATAGTGCTCCTATGTAAAATGTTTTTTATTTTTCATACTGTAGATTCACTAACTCTTNATGTAATAACTGTTGAGCGAGATTTTGTCTCCGTAACCTTTTATTGTCTGGAAGACTTGCATCTTTCAAAACAACAGTCTCTTCATATTTCGAGTCCGGAAGAACGTCAAAGTAATTAACCGGAATATAATTCTGAGCCATCAATGACGTATGTTTACGTAATGATTCAGAGGCCAACAAAGAGTTGTTAACCGTACCCAAAATCTTCTCCAATCTCATGTCTTCTATTTCTTCTTCCGACATCATTTTACGACGATCTCTATCTTCTTCATCTTCATCACGTGGTTCCCAATCCTCTTCTAGTTCTTTCTGAACCCACTGATCGTCTAGTGGATCATAAATCTCTATCTCCGGAATTTCCGGAACAGGCGGGATGTAGTCAGGGCAAGATGGGTCTGTAGTAACACCGAAACACGTATCGTAAGAATAATTGTACAATACAGTGGCGTCCTCTACCGAACCTTCCCCTTCTACTTCAATCGACCCATCTCCCCAATACTCAAGCGGTATTGAATTAACGGGTACGAGTTTATTAATTGAGTTGCCAGGCAACCCACTCCAGTCATCTGCGTTCCTAAAGATATAACCACCATTGATGGCATCTTCGTTTTGAACATAAACAACCATATCATCTTCTGCATTCTTTACCGTAGTATAACGGTATACGATTCCATTGACAGTCAATCCCGCATTCTGAGGCAGGATATTAGTCATTACCCAATTAAGACCGAGTGCGGCCGCATTGGTTGAGGTTTCGTTTACTTGTTCAGAGTAAGAGTAGGACGAGCAGACTAGCAACGCCAGCACCGCCCAATAGTGTCTTGTTTTGATCACTCAGTGGCTCCTTTTTCTTATCTTCATCTTCAACAGGTAGATCGTCAGTATTTACTGACCATGCAGCTTTAGCTTCCTCACCTATTAGTCCGTCAAACGGACAAGGTGTACCAGCATTCATCATAGCGTCAAAAACCCGTGGGTCTTGACACATAAGAGATACTGCTGCAACTTTCATACCCATATCGAATAATGTCTTAGAATTTTTTAATCTTTCACAGTTTTCGTCTGTTACTTGTGTGCCTGTTGAGATACCGAGTATCTGAGTCTGAATTGCACCCGCAACACCAAACGTACATAAGTCTGAGTTGGAGGTGTTGATCGTAGGGGAAATTGCTGAGGCCGGAGGCGACTTTAACACAGTTGTGGTCTTACCATTAGTAGTAACGGTAGACTCAGTTATGATAGGTTCGATTGCAGGCGCTTCGGGTGCATCTGTGCCCCCGCTTCCGCCATCTTGAGCGTTAGCGTCTTCTGCCAGTAATCCGAAAGAGAACACACAAAGTGCAATCAAGGACAATTTGGTTATTGCGTTGTACATATTATACCCATTGAAAATAATTCATATCAAGGGTATTTATACAAGTAGTTATCTCAAAGCGTCAATTAATTGACAGCTAAAATTAGATTCTTTCAGGAATAGTTGCATCTAAGAAATCCAGTTCCTTACCCCTACGGTGATACTCTCCACAGACAGCTTCAAACTCTTCCCACATTTCTTGGAATCTTAGATCAGTCAATTCTTTTGTTCCAAGCAAAAGGTTTGCTATCTTATCCGCATGTTCAGCTGCGAGAGGAAGATTATCAACATATCGTAAGACGCTATCGACATCATCGACTACAGTCCAAGACTTCATAATTTTATCTTCCAGTGCAGAGATGTCGGCGGTTCTATCTTCAGCCGTTATGGTTAGACTAAATGGCATGCTCATGACAATTCCTTAGTTGGTGATGCGGTAATGTTTTACCGCTTTTAGTAGTATTTCTGAAAAAGGTGGTGAAGTAGTTCCGCATAGTAACTGTGCGATTCTTCGCCTGGATGTCCGTTAAACTTGAGGTCTCCGATCTTTTCTCTTGAAAGTGAGTATAGATCATCTCCGACACCCAAACCCACTCTGGAAGATTTCCTTAATCTACCGAACATATTAGATATCTTGGTGGTGTAATCTTGCCATTCGGGACGATTGGTCAGGTATATCATTCTAATATTTTCAAGGTTTCTTTCATGGAAGACACCCTGAACCAACTTAATACCTTTAGCGTCACATAGGTCTTGGAGGGCCAACATAAACGCCAATCCGTGAATAACATCGGTCTTGTATGTCTGACATATATTATACCATTGATGCATAGCACCCCATCGTTTAGACGCTAACCAGTTAATCCTATCAGCAGAGAACTGAGTCATACAGTCACTTCTCTGTACCTTCATTTCATATTCTTTATGGTCAAGTTCGTGCGACCCTTCTGCCAACTCGTTTCTTTGCCATGCTGACCAAAGGACAACAACGTGAGTAATGTCATCATTTTTTGCAAGAGTCTCAATTGTGTCACGGAATATCTTCTCGTTTCCGTTACCACAGGCTGCAATGTTCAAAGGTTTAACACGCAACTTTTTCGCAAGCTGATATGTGAAGGTTAATTTCTCGTGTGTAGGTGGATTGTTGTAACAGCCGGGCAGTTCATCTCCCCATACAAAACTACATCCACATGTTAATAATTTCATCGTGCTCCCGGCGTCATGTTAGTAAATATCTCATAGAGCATCTTTGCATAATGCGTGTGTGTATTTTCACAAGGATGTCCTAGAGGATATATGAAACAATCTGGTCTTGATTCAGCAATACTTGTCATGTCTCTGCCGTCACCAAAACCAAGTTTACATTCAGGTCTTAAATACTTTATATAGTGTTTTATTTCCTTTGTCGCAAACGGTAGAACATCTTCTTCCATGAGAACAGCTTTGACATTCTCCCATAAAGACCAATGAATGATTCCTTGAATTAACTTAATACCTTTAGCATCACACAAATCTTGCATTATGGTCATGTAGTTTAGATGATGGAGAACTGGAGTTGCCATGGTGTAGGCATGTTTGAACCAATTTATACAGGCCTGTTCATGTTGTATTTTCTTTTCGTCTGCCCAGTGTTCGTTCCAACCTCTTAATCCAAAACGCAAACGTCCCTGATAATGATCTGGGATTAATTGATTCATATTGCATTCTTGGAAAATCCAAACCTGTTCGTCAGTAGGTCTGTGATCCATACTAACAATTTCGGTTCTACCCCAACTAGACCAAATGATAACCATGTAGTCAACTTGTTTAGAGGTTTTCTGTAAGAAGGTGGTGCCTCTTCTTAGAATTTTTTGATTGGACGCACCGTTAGCCCCTAAGTTTACATAATCACGGTCTAAGTGTTCTGCTAGTTTGTGGGAGAATGTGAGATGATGATGGATAGGCGCCATAGGCCTACCCTTCTCATTGAGTCTTCTAGAGCCAGGCAGTTCATCGCCTTGGGTGAAACTATCACCATTAGTCAGTAGTATTCCCATGTATTCTATCGTGCTCGAATAACATCAAAAACCCGTAATGAATAATCTTCATTATATCTTTTCGATGATCTTCTGCTGCTCCTTTTTTACCGTAACGTCCATTGTATTTATCAACATTGCCAGAAAAGAAACCCATACCATGACCACGATCAATGATCACTTCAGACGATTGTAGTCCGCCTTGACCATAGTGTGCACCATAGGTAGAATCGATGTAGTTCTGAAACTCTTCGATAAGTTCACCTTCACGAAATTTATATTCAATTTCTTCCATATCATAATCCAAGTTGTTGTAGTCACTATCAGTGACCGTAAATATTTCTTCACCGGATGCTCGTTGGGATTCCATTGTTTGTTTTCGTTTGATTTCGTCTAACCACGCCCGGTTCATTTCATTCCACTGTTGTGGTGTGATATCATCGATGCTGCCGTTATTTGTTTTCGCCACTGTTCAAGTACCTTACTCTGTTGACTTCATATTCATCAAATCCATATTCAAACTGGTTCTTTAAAGCATGCCAGTCCCTATACCTGCTATTTTCCAAACAGAAGGCCATCTTATCAGAAACACCTATGTCTGTCAAGCCTAATGTATCTAGCATCTTCATTTGGTGCGCTGAGGGTTCTTCGAACACTGCGAGATAGTTTAGGGCGTTCTTACGCAACAACCAGAAATTATCATGACCCAATATATGTTCTACACGTTCTTGGAATGGATGTACCTCAACAAAACCCTTGAAGATGTACTCTGCATTATCCAACTTCTCCAACTTAAACGATAGGGGATAATACTTGGTATCATTATGAGAACGAACAAAGCACACATTCTTCTGTGGACTGTGTACTACCTCATAGTAGTTGTCCGCTATGAACCCTACACTGTCTTCAACATATGATCCTTTTATTGGTTTTACAAAAAGAGTCATACATTTGGATCGGGTCTCACCATACATAATTGCACAATTCAATTGTCTCTCATCACACAGGTCATGAAGTTCTGGTGTGATCACTCCCATAGGGGAAACGAACTCTATTCTTTTTGCTTGTTCAGGCGTAATATCTCTAGTACAAACTTCCAAGGTTTCTACATTCTTGAAGAAGATAACCTTTCTATCATCCATCTCAAAGACGTTCTTTAAGGCCTTACCTAGACCACCCAGTTGCCACATCTCTACCCTATCCCACCAGTTCACAAAGTAGTGTTCTGTTGAACCCATGAAAGAGGCACACGTATATGTGATGAAAGACATGCCATGCAACACATTAAAAGAATGGACACCAATAGTGTCCTTCATGTTAAACAATTTATAGTGACGATGAGCTAGACCCCAACACTCCTTGTGAGTATAATACTGGTACTCAAATCCGTCTTCGAACTGACCATCCGAATAGGTGACCCAAAGAGGATCGTCGGGTAGAACATCTGGATGATCAAACTCAATCGGTTCATTATAGTTTTCAATGTCTACAGTATCGAGGTTTATCATTTCAACCTCAACAGTATCCTCGTAATACTCTTCCTGAACTCCATCCAACATCTTAAGTGTCAAGGAATCCCAAAATCCAAATGATGCGGGCAAGTCTGTCGCAACCATAGGAACCTTTGCTTTCGGATTCCAAGCTAAGTTAGCAGAAAAAACCTGTGCACCTAGTTCTGCACAAGCCATAACGAGAGCGGTAGTCTTCACATTGTTCTTTGAAACACCAAGACCAACCAATTGACCCTTGCGTAGTCCATACTCGTTTGATAGATACGCTTTCCACTTGTCGATAACATCCCAAAAACGTTCCTTGTCATAAGGTGTTGGATCACCCAACATTTGATTCATAACGTTTCTGAGTTGAAGTTGTTCTCTGTTTTGAATCAAGTATCGATCAATAATCATTGTCCACTCCTACCTACTTTTTCTTTACGATAAATCGCTGTAATATTTGCACCCATCTGAGGACATACTAAAATGATATCAGGCAAACCATGATCGTCTTTCTCGCCACTTTCACCGCAGATAAAGAACGAACCACTCTTGTCTGGTTGAGTGTGAAACCAAATCTTTTTGAGTTTCTGAAACAGTGCATGTTCTTCATCGGTTAGTATGTTGTTGTAGGCTTCCTCAAGAGCAGATACCATGTAAGAAACATCTTCAGGTTTCAACTTACCGCCATTGACCACGTGGTGATATAAACGTCTTGCTTGTGCTAGTATGGTTTGTTCAATCATATTCAATTCCAAGGTGTTCGCCTTTATTAAAATGATAGCCCATTGATTTCATAAAAGTTTCTAGTACTTCAATCATCTCATCTTTGCTCAAATCTTTTTCCATTACGTCAATGGTGATTCGTGTATTAGTTGAACTTTTATCTTCGTATGGATTACAAATTAATGTAATATACGGTTTATCTGTTGCTAATTTTGCATTTAACACCATTTAACTCCTAATAATATTAAGAAGCAGTTTCAATTTCCTCAATCAACATGTCACGTAACTGTATTGCATTTTCATCACGGGAATCATTTTTACCATATCCACAGAATTTATATGCGAGAGTAATACGTTCTCCACCAGCGTAGGCGGCATGCCAAAATATGTTTTCGGGTTCTTCTTTTGGCCCAAAGTAATAGTGTCTGCACTGCCAACCTTTAACATCTGGAATAGTAACTACTTCGTCTTTCTCGTTATCATAATAAGTAAAGTAACCATCACCATCTGACCAAGTAAAGAGAACTTGATAGGCAGAGGCATCCCAGTTAGTGTGCCATCCCACGAAACCGCCTGGCGGATAATACGACAAAAGGGCGCTGGTGTGTGCCCCTATCTCAGATGCAAAGTCATACTTGACCATGTTCATATATGAAGACCAAACATTCGGGTCTTCACGTACCATCTTTCCAATCGGTTGTGCGAAGTGTCTGTCTGGTGGGCCTACCAGTTCACCCTTTAGAGATACATCTCTCAGGTATTCTTCACTGGTGTAATACTCACCCTTCTCCATGTCCTCATTGGAACTATAAGCGTAGTACTTGGGGTTTCTGTAACCCTCTGTAAAGAACATCTCATCTTTGAACTTATCAAGGGTAGCAAGAAACGCCTTGTTGCGAATCGTGACTTCGGACATTAGACAATAAGACCGGATACCGCTTGACGATATGAAGATGCAAAGTCATCACTAGTTGGTACAACATACACATAGTTTTTAAACTGAGCGCTGGTAGGATTTTCACGTCCGGTCATACAGACACCACGTGCGAATCCAATCTCGTTATCGGGAGTTGCAACCAACATACGAGGATCGTTGATCAAAAGAACACCGTCTTTCTCACCATTATATTTACCAACATATTCACCACTCTGTGCTACCACAGATACAATATCACCTTTCTTCATTTCTCATTTCCTTTTTAAAAGACCACTGACCAGTGATATCATTTTTCTCCCAGACAATAGTATCACCAACCTTAAGGTCAAGTGCATCCATCATCTCATCAGAGAATTCTAAACACTGATAGCCGTCACTATCTTCAATTACGTTACACGTATAAATCATTCTTCAAATGCCTTCATTACACTTGGGAAGTGTACTGATAGTACATCCCAACAATCTCTGGCAATCACCATATGCTCTTTCTGAGTACCGTTAGCCATTCGCAATTGACAGTAGTGAATCCATGATCGAAGTGTACCGGACACATAAAGAGTTGTCTCCGTGTTACCTTCAGGTAGGACTGCACGTGCTTGTTCTTTTGCGATACCATTATCTAGTGCCCATTTATAAACTTGTTTTGCCTTATTAATAACTTCGGACTGTTTCATATTCCAGTTTTCGTACAGGCGTTCTTCTTGAGTTTTATTACCACCCTTACCAAAGTCTTCGATATCTAGGTCAACAGAATTCTGTCGGTTCTTAGGGTCTTGCAGTCTTGCAGCCCTTTGAGTAAAGTTTTCACTGACCGCATACCGTTGAGAGAACTCTTGAAATGAAAACGAGCGATGTCGAATAATTTGTCGAGAGATATCACGTGTTGTTGTGATCTCCATAGTCACACTAACCATTTCAAAAGGTGACCAGTGTTGTTCACGAATCAAGTATTTTAACAGTTTTGGTGCCGTCTCTTTGTTCGCCTGATTGCCGGGATTACTCACTCTAGCTGCATACGCAACAAGTTCTTCAGCAGTATGACAACCAGTGATTGCACTGGGTTGACTTAGAGAAATTAATTTAATCTTGCTCATTTTTTATTTCCTTTTCTTTTTCTTCATCGAACCAGCCATTTTCCATGAAATATTCAATGGCGTCTTCGACTCCTTCTATTTTACCTTCTTCTTTTCCAAGGTATCGTGCTGCATACCACATAGGTACTAACACTAACATAGAATAAAATAGGTGTTCCCACACTCCAATCGGTTCAGACATTAGATTTTAAATCCTCTGAATTTATTTTCCATGTTCAATCTCTCACCAGAGGCAGAGTTATCAAACGCTGGGCCATTGTCCTCTTCTTCCTTTTCAGAAGACTGATCGCAATCGTATAACCGCATCTTACTACGATCCACACCAACTACGAAACGTGCATTGTATGTAGGATCATTGTATCGGTTCTTAAGTTGTTTTACCAACATCTTACCTTGTGCTTGTAATTCTTGATTTGATATCAAGGCAAACATAAAGTCAGCAGTTGCGGGAAGTCCGAATGATTCGGAAGTGTCCTCAAGACCAACATCATCATTAGAGTAACCAGAACGTGTTGTCTGAGTCGCAGATACGATTGGTAGATCGAACTCCACAGCAAGTCCACGTAACTCTTCTGCAATACTCTTGATGTAAGTGTACGAGTTAATTGCACCGCCCATAGATTTCATACGTGAAGAGGCACAGATGTTTAGATAGTCAATATAGATGATATCAGGGACAAAGTTCTTCTTCAGTTTTAGTTCATTGAGAAGGGCACGGAAATGACTGGCGTTCGCTTGTCCTGTAGGATACTCCTTGACAATTAACTTGCCTTGAGTTTTACGGGATATCTCACCCACCCTATCACGGAACATATCCAGAGAGAGGTTCTCAAGTTGATCTATCGGAACATTCAATAGATTAGCATCGATACGTTCAGCAATGCGTTCCTCAGCCATTTCCATAGTGACATACAATACATTCTTACCTTGGGAAAGGTTAGCTCCAGCACAGTGGCACATAAAAAGGGATTTACCTACACCCGTACCCGCAAGGGCAATGTTCAGGGTCTTGTTAGGTATTCCACCCTTAGTGATGGAGTTGAAGTATTCTAGATCAAACGGTAGTCGTTCTTCCTTCTCATGATAGAAGTTGTAACGAGAGTCTACGTTCTCTAGGTAGTCATGACCAATGTTGGTATCAAAGGTAACCGCCAATGCCTTGGTCAGAACATCGGGGATAGAACCCTTGGAGAGGGTCTTGTGTTTACCTTCAATAATGTTGATTGATTCCATGACAGCATTGAACACGGCCCTATCTTGGCACCATGATTCAGTACGGTCAACTAACCAATCTAAATTAGTGTTTTCTTCTTTCTGAAATAAGTTAGGTAGTATCTCCATTGCATGACGGTACTGTTCATCCGACATACGATCACCTTCATCAATCTCAATCTTGAAGGCTTCCATCGTAGGAAGTTTGTTGTACTTAGCAATGAACTTGGTGAACTCTTTGAATAGAGATCGATACACACCATCAAAATAATCTGGTTGTACGAATGCAGCTACTTTACGGGCATACTGATCGTTTGTTACGAGGTTTTTAAGTACGGTCTGTTCTAAATTAATTTCCACTAGTTTTCTCTTTTGCGACAAGCCAACCTTCAGCATGGGCAGTCTCTAGGATGTCTTCTAGAATATCTGCAGCATGTTCCTGAAGGTAAGCGTCTTCAGTTGTTACGTCAGGGTCAGGGGTGTATACTATCACAAAATTAAACGTGAGGCAATCCCTTTTTCCATCAAACGCAACATTACCATAACGAATAACAGTTTCCACAAAATAACCACGTAGGATGCGAACATCCCACGCTTGATCGTTTGGAGAGTCTTCTACGGGGATAAGCTCGTAATCCAACCCCGCACAAACTTTGTCTATATTAAGCTTCGGCATTCTCAGCAATCTCATCCATGTCTACTTGAGTAGGAAGACCAATCTGGTATTGCTTTTTCAGGAACTCAGCGAAGTCAGTGAATTCAAAGATGGGTGTCCAGAACTCTTCTTTGAGAGTTTCTGCTAACCGTACTTTTGGTTCAACGATCTCTCCAGTTTCCCTATCAACACGAGCATACCAACCATTGGAAGGTTTAGTACAATAACCACCAGCAAGAGCAGCGTCCAACAGACCGCTGAAACGCTCCACGCCACCGTCCCAAGAAACAGAGATAGGGATTTTACTTTTCTCTTTAACATAGCGAGACTTTTCAACGTTGATGATGAAGTCATANCCTGTAACCTCCGTACCTGTTTTATTCTGTCTGCGTCCAAGAATCCAGATGTTGTCTGCACTGTAGTAAATACCAGTACCACCACCTACGATGTCTTTAGGAAACAAACCAATTTCTTTATATGTATGGTTTACGGCAAGCATGGGGATGTTTTTCATTGCAAGGTATGGAGTTGCCATACGGAACAGACCTTTCAGTGCCTTCGCACGTGACATGTCCGCAACAGACTTCTCGTTGATTGCATCTTCTAGTTCTTTCTTAGATGCAAGGTTACCAATAGAATCAATAACCACAATAACATTGTCAGTCCTTTCCATAGATTCAAGTTGACTGATTAGGTCAAACTTGAGTTCTTCTACGTTTGTGATAGGAGTATGCAGAACCCGACTAGTGTCAATTCCAAACTGTGTGAAATAAGACTGGGGGGAACCAAACTCGCTATCGTAAAATAACATGACCGCATCTTCTTTCTCCCGTAGATACGCACCCGCCATCAACAGGGCGAATGAAGTTTTAAAGTGTTTACTAGGGCCTGCTAGTACAGTCAGGCCAGGCGTAACACCACCATCGATTGATCCCGACAATGCCACATTAACCATTGGCACATCGGTGGACACCATGTCCTTTTCAGTAAAGAATTTACTCTCCGACAGTACTTCCGTTGTCTTGATCTTTGAGTTCTTCCTCAGTTTGTCCATCACGCTCATTATCATCTCCAAATGTAATATTATTAACTTTCTCTCTTTCATCCAACTCGTAGTGTCTACGATATCCAGAATTGATATCTAGAACTTTCTCTAACAAGTCAAATGAAATAGTCTCACCAGCTTCATTCTTAAACTCAGAGAACTTAAGAAAAGCCGTTGTGTCTTTAGGTAGACACGCACCACCAAACCCACGTTTCCTGTCATAGCCAGGCACACGAGTGTGTCCAATACCTACACGAGGGTCATTACCCATTACACGTGTAATAATATTGTAACTACAACCAAACGCATTCACCAGATCAAAGAACTGGTTGAAGAACGTTACCTTGGTCGCAAGGTATGAATTGATTCCGTACTTCACAAAGGATGCCTCTGCGGCTGACATACGGTAAAAAACATCTGACTTACACAAACTGAAGATATCATAAATCTCTGTCAGTTCACCAGTGGCGTTTGGTGCACCACCCAATACATGGAACTCCGCATTCACGAATTGTTCCTCTGCGTTCTTCTCTGTGAGGAACTCAGGATTGTATACAAGTCTTTCCACACCATCTTCGAACATAGAGTTGTATAGTCTATCGATGATGTCAGGTGTGATTGTTGATTTAATAACAACCAAAGCTTCGGTGTGCTCGATTAGTTTGAGTACCGCATCCTCTACAATGGATGCATCAACAAATCCAGATTCAGGATTCATTGGTGTTGGCGCACACACAAAAACACACATAGGACTGAACTCAACCATTGAGTCAATGTCCGTATCATACTTCGGGTCAACAATATGCAAGTCAACCAAAGGATGACAGAATGCATACTCTACTGCACGGCCAACAAAACCATGTCCGACAATACCCAAACGAAATGGGTTTGTTGGACTGATCGGTTTCTGTTTGTCCGCTGTTGTCAAACCATCGGTGTCGGTTAACCCCTTCGGTTTGTATTGATCAAAATCATCTGCCATTAGTCACATCTCCTATTTTCGGTATCCACTCAGAATACCATTGATAAAAATTAGTAACACCGTGTTCTATTGACACCTTCGGTTTGTACCCGAATGCCTGAAGCTTTTCGGTGTTACTCCAAGTCTCTGTTGTATCAGCTGGGTGTTTAGGCACCATATTCATTATAGCTTTCTTACCACAATTCTGTTCTATTGACTTAATGAAGTCTAATAGATTTACCTGTTCACCACGTCCGATATTAAATATCTCGTTTGATTCAATCTCACCAGAGTCAAAGTTCTTCAATACAATCTCAATACCATCTAGGATATCTTCGATGTATGTGAAGTCTCGCTTCATATCCCCATAATTATACACGTCAATAGGTTCTCCGGCAAGTATTTTTTTCGTAAATTGAAAAAGAGCCATGTCCGGTCTACCCCAAGGGCCGTATACAGTAAAGAATCTTAATCCGACATTTTGAAGTCCGGATATCTTGAATTGACATTCATTCACATACTTGGTATAAGCATAAGCATTAAGTTGGTGTGCATGTACAGTGTCTTCTTTCCACCCGTCTTCAGTGATAGGTGTACCGCCATATACAGAACTAGTAGAGGCGTAAATTACTTTGGGTTTATCTTCTTCTTTAAGATGATTGAGAAAGTCGATCATACACTGAGTACCGTCGATATTATTAGAGTGATACTCACCTTCTTTACCAAAAGAATCTCTCACGCCCGCATGAGCGGCTAGGTGAATTATATAATCATAACCATACTTGGTATCTTCCTTTTTCCTAGCGGGGTCTGCAATTGCTTCCCTAGAGTTGACGAACACGTGTTCCCACAGTCCGTTACTTCTGATATCAATCTCTGCCCAAGTTGGTAGTCTGAAGTGATCTCTTCGTCTGACTTTAAGTCTATTTCTGTAAAGGTGGTTGTTGAAGTTATCAATCATAATAACATCATGATCTTTTATAAGACGGTTGCAAAGTTGTGATCCAATAAACCCCGCTCCACCAGTTACTAAAATTCTTTTTCTATCCATTATCCATTCCTATAAATGTATTCTAACGCTCTATCAGCCTCAACTGTAAGAGGTCTGTTCTCGTACCAATTACCCGTGGAACTATCAAACTGTTTACACATGTCAGCAATCTGTGTTGCTGTGATAGGGTATCCGCTTTCAACTGCTCTGCCTGCAATTGCAACCATGATTTGATACATCTTGTGATACCAACCCGTACCAGTGATTTGTATATATTCTGCCGCCAAAGATTTAGGCCAAAAGGGACAGTCGGAGTATCCAACCCAATTATAGTTGATGTTTGTAAGTTGACTCTTTCGGTGTTCAATGACTGCCTTTTGTAATTCTGGTGGTAATCTATCTAGGAAAGAATTACCTGTCTTTTCCACGTAGGGATGTTTCGCCATTAGTTCCGATACGTTAAGAGCATTCCCGCCATCATGGTTAAAAATAAAGTTGTTGGCATCAGGATATACAGCTGGTACATAATACATTCTCGCAAGGTCTTTAGTCTGCGGATCGCCGATCTCTCCAAGTTCTGTGTTGAGGGAATGCCAGAAGGCTTTGATGTTATCTCGTGCGACAGGTTCATCAGTTCTGAATACAATACGGAACTTAGCCATATCGTCCCTAGAACTAGCAGTACTATACACAACAAAATCCAACCCATGAAACTGATCAATTAGGGTCTCCTTTAAAAGTGATATGTCGTTAGGATATGCATGGTCATCCACATCAACAGCGCACCAAGAACCCCAATGCAAAGTAGATCGATTACTACGAGTCGAACCGTCTTCGAAAACAGCAGGAGTAATAAGAGGACTAGAATTATTTCCACCTTTCTCACCTTTTTGTTTAGACAAACCATACAACAAACTCACAAATTTGTCCCATCTATCTAAAGAGACTCGCTTGTGAGTTTTGTTATCAAACTGGTTTTTGAATATAGTTAATTCATACATGGGGTGTATCATATCATACATCAAGTGTGCCTGTCAAGTACTTATACATACGCATTACAATGTCAGGGTCTTCCTTAAGATTACTTACTCCGGTATTACATAAATGACACAACCATCCTCTAAATTCTCCAGACTCATGATCATGATCCAAACACCAAGAGGTTCTGACATAACCACGTTCAGCCTGAGACTGTACGGTGTCACCACATACCGGACAACTATAATCGTCGGGTGGAGAACTGTGTTGTCGTTTTAAAAACGAGAGTTGCTTGGTATGTCTTTGTTTACAAGACTTACACTTACTCCGGACATAGGTAGTGTCCATTGCAAACTCAGTGAGTGCCTTTACTTCTCTACACTCACTACACGTTCTTGTCTCCACCCATTCATCACCCCAAAGTGTGTTCATGCAAAGAAGTCATCCAAGTTGGCCTTGGGTTCTGCACTCCAACCTACAGCATCAAGGATAGGTGTCAAAGGGTCAAGGAAAGTTTTGTCAAACATCTTGTCGTAGTCTACGTATTCATCCAGACCCAGTTCTTTCGGTAGGTTCAGGGGATACGCAATGACGTTTTCGGATAGGCGGTTGGGCATCTTCAGGTAGACGAACTTGATCTTCTCACCATTCTGCACCAACACGTAACGTTTCTCTAGTGCATTCTTCTTGATCGCATCATTGTAAACAATCGCACCACGAACATGAATCGGTGTACCCTTCTTGTAGGTAGTGTGTCGATCAGTCCACTTGGCTACGTCCGACACACCACGGGGAAACGAGATGTCCTCGGCGGGTAGTTTGCGAAAGTCAGTACGGAACTCACGAATAAACTGTTGAGTATCATCCTCACTTTTCTCCACGATCACACGGAAGATTTCTTGGAACTTGTCACGCACGATCTGTGGTGTAGATGACTTGATCGCCTCGATACCCATCATCTTTAACTTGGGGGTTTTGTACTGGACACCCTCGTTGTTGTGCACATTGAGGATGTAACGTTTCTTCGCCATCCAGATACCACGGTCTGCGATAACCTCACGTCCCATCTCCATACGATTGGTGTACGCACAAGTCACGGCCGCAAGTTGTTGGTACGCCTTGTCAAGTACAGGTTCGAAGTGTTCAGAACAAATCTTGTCCAGAAACTTTACAGGATTCTTGGGAGAAAAATGATCAACGAGATTCCCCATCCTAATATAAACAGAATCGGTGTCAATTGCCACAACATAGTCTTCGTCTGTGTTGAGAAGCTTTTGCATTTCATTGTTAACGGCCCTCTCCGCCCACTTGATTGCGAGTTGTCCCGCAAGAGTAATAGACTCTGCAACACGTTGGTCAAAGTATCGGAACCATCGATTACCCAACGCACCGTAGAGTGAGTTCATTAGAATCTTGATCGCCATCTGTTGGTTATTCAGGGCGGTGATCTTGTTGTCCAGTTCCTTGGTGTTACCGGACTGTTGTTCTTGTTGCAAGCGCAACATTTCTTTCTTGATGATTTTACGTTCATCATAGTACTGTCGAATCACACTAGGGATCACACCCTCTTTCTCGTGCGAGAATTTAATTCCGGTGGGTGCAACAGAGAAACCGCTGTTCTCTACATTCACACTACCATCTAAGTACCCGTCAACAGAGATATCGTTGTAGAACCCATCTAGGACGGTCTCAGGGGACATATTGTACTGAACAATGATGTTTGGGTACAGACTGTTCAAGTCGAATGATGTAACCCAATCATGGGAACCTACTTGAGGTTCCTTGACGTAACCGCCAGGATATGAGGTCTTAGGTTTCTCTACCTTCGGTGGTGGACATATCTTACGTTCATTCAGGATACGGTAGATGATTGTATCCCAGATGTTTGTGGTTCCAAGAGTGTCATTGTAGTTTACACCGCCACGATAGGCCATGGTCAACACGAGAGATATCAGGTCGAGTTTCTCATCCAGTTTCTCTACGAGTTCTACGTCCTTGATATTATAGTCGATGAACTTCTGGAAGTCAGACTTGTACAGTGTGTACAGTGAACCGTGTTCTTCGTAGGAAAGTTTACCCTCACCCAATACCACGTGACCAATGTGATCCAGTCGGTAGGACTCCTGTTGACCCAAGGTGTTGTATGTAAACTTCCGGAAGATTTCTAGGTAGTCGAGTTGTTCGATGCCTTCCAGTTTGTATTCTTGTTGTTTCTTACCGTTGATGGTGGTGTTACCTTCACGCACCAAACCCCACGGTGATAGTTTCTTGGCCATGTCGGCACCAATAGTCTTACCGATACGGTTGACCAAGTACGGGATATCGAAGAACCTCGTGTTCCATCCGGTCACGATGTCAGGTTGATTACGAGACCAGTGATCAACAAACTTCATCAACAGTGATGCTTCGGAATCGCACTTCTCATAGATGGTGTCTTCACGTGGTTCATAGTCGTACAGACCCCAGACCCGATACGGGCCGTTGGGTGACTTGAGACTGATAGAGATTACTGGATGGTCTGCCTTGTCAGGTTCGGGGAACCCCTCATCGGATGCCACCTCAATGTCAATGGTGCAGACATCCACCCACTCACGTTTGAATTGAATAGGAGTTGGGAACATCTCCGCAATGAACTGAGACACGAAGTTGTTCATGCCGTAGATTTTGAAGTTGGGGATATCGTCGTATCGCTTCTGGAACTCAGTCGCCTCCTTCATGGAGTCAAACTTCATAGGTTCTACGGCCACACCGTCGATGCCCTTCCACCCCGAAATGTTTTTGTCGGACTGAACAAACAACGTAGGTTTGTAGGGAATTTTGGTTTGGATTTTCTTGCCGTTCTCGGCATATCCACGGAAGAGGATATTGTTACCGTAACGAACAACAGAAGTGTAAAACATTGGTTGATTCATATATGCGCCTTTTTCAGTATCCGTGTATTATACATGGATCAGGAAGGGTTGTCAAGTTAAAACTTTGAAGTTGCGAGATCGTGTCCAAGGTTCCTTAATATATTTTTCTGGGTATCCGTGATGGTCTTGAGTGACCGCCAACTTTTTAGATACTACTTGGGTAGTTGGGTTCTTGATGGAGTTATCCGGATTTGGGTCGGCATAATTGTAGGCCGAGAAGATATCTCTCCCAAAATAAAGAGTATCACAATTGGCATAAGGATGAATGCAGATATTTTCTTTTCCAAAGTAATCACGTTTGCTCAAGTAGTGTGTTATGTAATTTTTAAAAAGTCTTTCCATGATGCCGTATGGGCCACCGTTGATCCAGAATGCTTGTTCTGATAACAACTGATACATCCACTTAGCACAATGTGGGGATAACTGATAACATCCCATAAACAAACCTATGTTTGCGTAGTCAAGATTCTTATCAACGATATACTCTAGTAGATTACGAAACTCATTTGCATGGTCTACGCCTTCCCAAAGATATGTGTCATGTTCCATAACCAAGAATCTTTCTTCTGACTCTCCCTGTTGTCTCATCAATTCCCAATGAGAACACATACCGGCTTTCTCTGTTGGGGAATGATCGTCGGGTTGAGTACCATCTAGCAAATCGATTTTCGCCAAAGAAGGTAACCAATTATACCTCGCACATATATGTGCGAATTCAGGATGGTCAGGTGTTATCGCATCAAAGGTTTCAAACTCAATAGTCTCATCATCGATCAATCGTTGAAAAGACTTTCTGGAAATTTCTGCATAAGACTCTGAACGGTCATCATCTTTTATAACAATTTGTTTTACTTTCATATCACTTTCAAAATGCGGGGTGGCGTACCACCCCACACACTCAGTTAGAGTAATGGCAAGAATGCTAGCCACATGCATGTACCAAACATGCCCATGACTACAAACTCACCAACCCGTTCAAATAGGTCGGTTTGCATAATTTTTTCCTCGTTAGATTTATGAAATATCGATCTTACGAGGTCTCTTCTCTTCCGGAAGTTCAAACTTCAACTGAACGGACAGAATTCCATCCTTGAGAGAAGCACCGTCAACATAGACGTACTCTGACAGTCGGAACACCCTCTTGAACTTTTTCTGCGAGATACCTTTATGAATGTACGTAACATCATCTCCATCTTCCCCAGACTTTGATTTTTCACCTTTTACAGTGAGAGTACGTTCATCCTGTTCGATCTCCAGATCGTCCAGAGTAAATCCAGCTACTGCGATTTCGATTTGATAATCGTCCTCAGTAACCTTCACAACATTGTGTGGAGGATATGTATCAGTGGCGTGTTTGGCAACCCAATCAAGTTCTTGAAACAGGTGGTCAAACCCCACAAACGAAGAGCGTGGAAATAGTGTATTAGCTTTAAGATTAGTCATTTGTTTTCTCCTTTTTTAAAGCAAGATTAAATATGAACCGGAACCATTCCGCATTCACGTTACTATATATACTAAATAGTATTGCAAACTATAACATATTTAAGGATTATTTGGCAATGACTGATTATAAATTTGATCAAGACACAGCACCTAGTGACGGTGATGTATTGATGTGGAATGCAACTGCAAATCGTATTAGATGGACTTCTAGTTCTCCGGCACTGGCATCTACCATTATAAAACTTGGTGGTGGGGCCACTTCTATAACTCCCCCAGCTGGTTCTTATGTTGGTGGACTTGGTGATTTGTCTGGTGGTGGATTGGCTACTGTTACTATGGCTGAAGGTGTGGTTTATGGCCCTACAGATGGGTCTGCGATTTCAGTAAGCGGAACAGCAGGCGAATACTTTATTCTGTCTAGACCCGTCTAGAAATAGACTGAAGGGTCTGGTTCTCCCTCAACACCGAAACTAAATGTCGCACGTGATATACGTGGGAATATTTGGTGGTGTGTGCCACGTGGTAAGAAAACATAATCGCCGGGATGAAAGTCAAACTCTTCGTTGTTGTTCACTCCCTCAACACGTAGACCAATAGTAGAGATTACCTGTACCAAGAAAACATCCATACTGTCTTTATGCCATGGGTAACTATCAGACTCTTGACCAAACCCAGTAAACGCAATATTAGTTATACTTCTTTTGTCACCATGCAGTGCAAAGAAGTCGGTCATCTGATCTTGAATTTCTTTCGCAAACTCCGGAGCGGAAGGTCTACCATGAAAGACGTTGAGTCCAATCCTAAACTTACTTGAGTTAGAGTCAACCTTTTCTGGTGGGTGAGTATCCAACATATCCATATGTCGGTTCCAGTCGTAAGCCTCAATAACATCCTTCGGTAGTTTACCAAAGAAAGGCGTCTTGGTGGCTATGTTGTCCTCTTGTCCTTCAAATATTTTTGGTATCATGAAAATTTCTTTTCCACCACGATTACTTATTCCCGATATTATACTTCGGACAAAGCTCCCACTGATCCTTATCCTTAAATCCAATAATTTTAATCTGACGCATAGGCGCACAGTCTTCTGCAACTTCCTTGTTATGGATTTCTACCAGACCCCAGTCTGCTAGTAGAGTTGCGATAGTGTTACGTCTTTGTACATCTGAAACTTCTAAGTTAGACTTCTTACCGTCCAACATGAATAGTTCTTTGAAGTGTACAATGAAGTATCTTCCTTGTTTATGCAAGATATGACAAGATTGAAATAACTTGTTTTCTTTACGAGAAGCTACTCCGATTCTTGTTAGGGTTTCTCTTACTTTCAAAAAATCATCTGGTTCTGCCAGAATAACTTCCAACATCTTCGCCGGATTCCATTCAACGATATTATTTTCTTCCACCTTTATTCACCTTATTTTTTATAAATTCAATTTCTTCGGAAGATAGTAGAGATACTACTTGGCGGGCTTTTTCATTGCTATAGCCATAATACTCTTTTATCACTTCCACGTTTTTTTCAACATCGGGTTTTACCCATTTGGAGAAACGTTTCCGTTTCCTAATGATATTTATAAAAAAATCATATTGTAGACGGTTGTCTATATGGTGGTGAATATTCATGGCATTCGCCAATGAAACTGTGTCTTGGAAGTAAGACAGGGTACGATTTACCACAAAGGGTACGTACTGTTTTTCTTCGTCTGTTCCTTCCATGAGGTTTTTCTTGTTAGTGTTGATACTATTCAAGAAATCAAATGGACTAATTTTCTGTCCAGCCATAATCATAATCCTCTTCGTAAATACGCATTATACGCTTTTTTTGTCCGCCTGTCAATTGTTCGACACTGGGATAGTTTGTGTAACTACTTTTGTTACGTACCTTGGTCAGGGACTCAGTACCAGTGTATTCGTTATGGTGCTTCAGGAAGATCAATATATCTCCAAACTTATTCATCGGATATATCTGGTGATACTGTCCTCTATTGCCTAGGTAGTAGGTTTGGGTATAGAAGTGTGAGTTCTGTATCTCCCCATTCCACACACCATTTATAATATCGTCAATGTTTTTCGGAAGTCTCTGTACGTCCGAAAACTTATGTAGTTTGTACAGTTCCTCTTCAGTTAAATTATCCTTTCCGGTGATA